AGTGCCACCTACGGTTAAATTATATGCGCCTCTAACATATACATATCCATTTTTATCTGTTAATTCATAACTATCACCCACTGTCTTTTTAACCGATGATCCATTAATATCTATTTCAATATAGGATCCTTTTTTATGATAGATATGTATTCTTTCAGCATTTGGACTAGAATCTAATTCAATGACATGCCCGGCCTCAGTTTCAATAACTTGATTGTATGGATATAATGCACTATATGCCGATTCTGGTTCATCCCATGTTCCAACTGTTTGCGCTTTCGGTATACTTGTTTTTCTATTTTTAGTTTTAACCGCAAAATACTTATGAGATTTATCCTCCGCTGCTAATTTATTAGTATCGGGTTTTTCCGAATACTCCATCTTAGGATATACTCCATTCGGGTCTGTAAATGCTTTAGGTTTAACATCTGATGGATTATTTAAAGGACCAGATGCATTTGCGTTTGGATTATTTGGATGATTTAAAATTGAAGTGTTTACGTCATAATTAGACTCCGCCGCATCGGCACCAACTCTTATTGGATTGCCTGAACCATCTGTTACGGGATTTCCTGATGTAGTTTTCAATACATTATTTGCAGCTAAATCATTCTCGGCAGTTTTCTTGTCAGCATTGGGGTGTTTCTCATTTTTGCCAGCAAGAGTTCCCATCATTACAGGCTGTTGTCCTTCTTCATTATCTAAGAACCAACCAAATACCCAAGTGCCTTCAACTGGGCCAACAGGTGCAATACCGATACCAGATGTAGCAGCAGATGTTATTGGCTGCATGGGAATAGCCCATGGCAAATCTGCTTTAGGCAACACGGTCAAATCATCTATATGATATCCAAATATTCTTACTTTACATCTACCTAATTTTTCGGGATCTTGTCTATCTTCAACTACCCCTACCCACCAGGTAAAATTTTGTCCGCCATACAGGTTATTCATAATTATCTTTCAAAACGCAGTAGTTGATATATTTGTGGCATCTATTAAAGTTGCGGCATCAGGATCAAACGAATCTTTTATTATTTCCATAGATATACTATGAGTTAATATATTAATTTTGTGGTTGATTGCAGTTATTAAATATCTTCCAGAATACTTAGGATCAATTTTATCTTTGGCAATATCAGCTTCGCTAGGAGGATCCATATCAGGAAATTTTACATTCATAAATTGCCCAGCTTCTATATCTGTTCGGCCATGTATTATTATGTTTAATTTTAAATTGCTCAACTCTTTTATATTTGATAATCTATTGCCATAAATTTCACCCATGCGTTCATTATAATTCTTTTTAACTCCGGTGTGCAGATTAGGATATTTAGGATAAACACGCACATGAGAATTTACATTTCGGGTAATCGCATTCGTTGAAAATAAAGGAGAGGGATTATATTGTGTCGAGTGTTTATATTTTGAGTATTGTTCAACGTGATCGTATTCTGTAACTTCTTGTTTTTTATTGTATAAATTTAATGAAATTAACTTACTTGCAAAATACCCAGAATCTAATCCTACAACATAGTCAAGTCCATTTTGTACAGATAACTCTGTGATTAAAGTCATCTTTTCTTCTATATCGTCGGTACCAACAGATACACTGGTTGCAGCATATCTATAATCACCTATAGAATTTCCATTTTGAAATAAGGTTTCCAAACTACCAAAATAGAATGCTTTAGTTGATTCCCAGAATAAAAAATTGCAGGCTTTTCCGTCGCTAGGAATAGTTTTCTTTGCTAACCAATTTATACATTTAAAGGGACTCCACCCATTACTTAGAAATTTCACATTGTTATTTGCACCGGTAAAAACAATTAAGTCTTTACCCATTTTTAAATTATTGTTAAATAAATCTTGTACTATTTTTGTTATATTTCCTTTAAATGGGGAATATAACATTGAATATGAATCTACAATTGCCTCAGGAGAAATTAACTTTAGTTTATAAATTTGAGTATTTTGATCTCTTGCCAAGACTCTATCTTCAACTGTAAAAACTCTAAATATTTTTTCAATTTTATATTTGTTATCATTATTAAATCCAGGTGTTTTTAAACGCACGCTTAAATATTCTTCTCCAGTAATTGGAAAATGTCTTATTAAATTTGCACTATCTGATAATATTATTTCTCCGCTTATAACATTACTAAATATGCTTTCATATAAATTTAATTCTATAAGATAATCTATTAGAGAGATAGATTTTCCGTTAGTAGATATCAGAGATAATTCTTCTATTGATACTTCGCCTGGGGTCTGTAACCCATCTTGAACCGTGTTACTCATTCTTTTATGATCTTATTAAAATCAGAATCTATTCCCGCCACCAATTCGGGTTTTAAAATACTAATACGTCTTCGTTTTTCATTTAATCCATCCTCATACATAAAATTTGTAATTGGATATAAGTTTGTTGGAGCGTTTTGATTGACAATAGGAGATGAAAACGCTCCTGAACTTTGAACTACTAATGAAACCGGGTTTTTAAATGTTGACCCAGGCTGCAACATTCTATATCCGTTTACTACATACTCTGCTAGATTAGCATAATGATGTACTCGATATACTTCGTTTTCACCGTATTTGCCTTTACAATATTCGTTCAACATATTAAAATCCATTGGCCAATCAAATCTAGGATCAATTATATCATTCGCCATTAGTATGATCCAATGAAAATTTGAATCACCGTAAAATTTATCGGCTAAAATTTCAGGAGTTTCACCGTCACGTACATCATACTTATCAAAAAACGCATCATTGTTTTTTAACTGATCTGAGAATTTTACTCGTCGTAAAATATCAGGCACAAGTTGATATGTACTTGTGTTATCAAGCGTATACGCAAGTAGAGGAAATTTATTAAAAAACATTTAATATCCTTGTCGAATAGAATCTTTAGTTAACAATTCTAATTCTCTAAAACTTAATGTGATGTTAATTTCTGTAGGTGACCCATCTGAAAATGCTGCAAATTGTTCGCCGCCGTAATCTACAGACATATCAGTTAAAGCACATTGAGAAATTCTATTAAAGTATGGGTTTTCTTTATTTTTATAATAATAAACAATCTCAAACTCCGAAGGGTAAATGTAAAAATATCCTCCCTTAGATAATTCAGGGTGCATATGTTCTTTAAATGTTTGAATAATGTTGTATACTGCTTGAGACTCTGTTCTGTCTTTCGGCATAAATCTATATCTAAAATTAAATTGTCTATAATCAACACCTTCAAAAAATACCTCTCTAAACGGATTTGTTCTAACCTTTGCACTTAATTGCGCAATATCTCCCAAACCTGCTGACCCAAACCCCGGCAACATTGATGGGATTTTAGCTAACTGCAATGCAAATGCTGATCCAAGTTCTCCACCACTATTTTTAAAAGATTCGGTTATTGATGAATTATCGGTTAAAAATCCTCCCAATATACCCATATCTTTGTCTTGATAATTTATGCCATATTTTACACTTGGTCTTTCTTCAAGATGCAAGGTTATAACATCTTTTAATCTTGATTTATTATCAGGCCTTAATGTTTCACCCAATGTAGCTGCAGCTACAACCGCCCCAGCGGTTCCTGCTGTTACCAGAGCAGTTCTTATACCTACCGCGCCTGCTCTACTAGGATCATCTATTGCTGTTTGTAATGCAGCAGCAACGCCTGTTGCCGCAGATAAAGCTCCTATTTTAGTAACAGTTCCTGTACCGGAGGCTCTTAAATCATAATTATCTGATCTTCTATTTCTTACATTAACATCGGCTTTTTGATAAGATTCAAAAAATTTAGATTTACCTCGAATATTAACAAAGAATGCTACATAGTGTTGTAAATCCGGAGATTTGCCCACACCGCTAGGATATGTATGCTGGTTTACATTATACTTGTTAGATTCCGGAAAACTAAAGGGAGCGTCGTATTTCTTAGCTCTATTTTCCGTATATTCTCGTATGTCTTTTGGGATATCTGCCATATTTTGCCTATAAATATTATAGTTATTAATTATTTATATGAGTTATGTACACCAAAACCTACAAAGGCCGATTTAGAGTATTGAATCCTGCAAAATATAAAGGCGACATTACTACGGTAATCTATAGGTCTCTATGGGAACTTAGATTTATGAAATGGTGCGACCAGAGCCCCTCTATTATAGAATGGGGATCTGAGACTGTTATTATACCTTATGTATCCCCGGTTGATAGAAAGGTGCATAGATATTTTGTAGATTTTTATATAAAAGTTAAATCCAAGAATAATACAACCGAAAAGTATCTCATAGAAATAAAACCCGAAAAATTTACTAAACCGCCGGAAATTCCTAAAAAGAGAACAAAACGATTTATTGACGAAGTTTTCCAGTATGGCGTAAATGAAGCTAAATGGAAAGCAGCATTTGAATTTTGCACTGATCGAAATATGAAATTTTTAGTACTAACCGAAAAAGATTTAGGATTATCCAAATAATGGCTACAAACGCTTTTGAAACAATTAGGCTAAATGCCGCCGGAGAAGAAAAGTCCTATCAGTGGTATAGGCAGCAAATTTCATCTTTGGGCAAACTAACAAATACCAATCAGATATTAAGAGATACAAAAGTTGCTACGCGAATTATTCCTGGTGAAATGTACTTGTTTTATTATGATCCCAAACATAAAGATACATTGCCATACTATGATAGATTGCCGCTAGTATTGCCCTTTAGAAAAGTACCAGATGGATTCTATGGAATCAATCTACATTATCTACCATACATGATGCGGTTTAAAATATTAGGGCTTTTATCCGACTATTCTACAGGCAAAGATGAAGATACCAGAATTCAATTATCCTGGAGGTTATTAAATGCATCTTCAAGATTGCAACCTGCAAAATTCGCAGTAAAACACTATTTAAATTCACACGTCAAATCTCGTCTTTATAAAATACCCTATACCGATTGGGTAACTGCTTCTCAATTACCTGTTGAAAAATTTGTCGGTGCACAGAAAACTAAAGTCTGGCAAGACTTTAACAGAACACTATAAAGGACATAATGGCAAACTTTAGTATATCAAATTTTATTTCAGAAGTAAATAGTAGGGGCTTAGCTAGACCCAATAGATTCGAAGTATTTATTCTCCCGCCTTCCGGATTGGGGGCTTTCGTTGGTAGCGGAAGACTTGTTAGTTTATTGTGCGAGTCTGCTAGTTTACCTGCAATGAGCGTATCTACAAAGCCTTTTAGAATCTACGGAGCAAGTTATCAAAGACCAGTATCTTCAGAATTTAATGGAGATGGAATAACTTTATCTTTCTATATAGATAACAAAATGGAAGTTAAATCTTTCTTTGACGCTTGGATGTTCAAAGTTGTCAATCCAAATTCTTTTAATGTTAGCTATCAGCCGGAATATGTGTCGCAAATTAAAATAGCGCAATTAGATGAACAGAATAATGAAAGTTATTCAGTATATTTAGAAGATGCATTTCCCAGAGCAGTTAATATGTTAGATTTAAATATGGGGTCGACAAATCAAGTACACAAATTAAATGTTACATTTGCGTACAGAAGATGGTTTCCCGAAAGCGAATTATTAAACAGAATAAATTTTAACCCCAACTTATCTGATTTTGCAGCTGGGGCAGCATCCGGGGTAGTGCTCGGACAATCTTTTTAACATAGGAAATTATTATGCCTTTACCAATATTAGAAACGCCAAGCTATGAATTGATGTTACCATCAACTGGCAAAAAAATTAAATACAGACCATTTTTAGTTAAAGAATATAAAATTCTTTTAACAACGATGGAGGCAGAAAGCAAAGA